CGTACCATCATTTCGATGCGGAGACACTGGAACATGTTGTGAAGTAAGGAGGGAGAAAGACGAATGACTTTTTATGAACGTGAACTTCGTAAGATTATCGGGGGAAAGTATCCAGATGCTACCTATGTGGGCAGAGCCTGCTATGTGCGTTTGAGTGATACTAACCGAGCAAAGATTCAGTTTGTAACGGGAATAGTTGCCAATCATTATAATGCTATTCAGGTAACAATTCTGAATTTTAGTGAAGGACAAGTAGATGTTCTGCTCTTGCGCTTTTCAGATTTATTTGGGGTAAAGCATACATCTAATCCTAATTTCCGAAACGGCATCGATCCACACATTTGGGATTGCAACGGAAGGGTAGATTGGTACGTGTATTACCCCAACCAGCACGATTATGAAGTCTTGTCCGATGCAGTATCAAATTATCTGGATGTATTCAAGGATAAGGAGGGAATATGAAAGAAAACCGTAAAGTGTACGCACGCCAAGTGCCATGGGAGTGGCAGGAAAGCCCATGGGATGACGAACAGCTCAAGATAGACAAGGCCGCGCTGTACGGCAATAAGTCATACGGAAGATACGTTTTTGATGAGTTTGAGCAGGTAGTCAAAGCGCTTGAGGAAATGGATTGGGAAGATGTTGGCGCTACCTGCCCATACAGCACCGAACAGGAAATGCTTCTGAATTATGTGCCGCCTGTAGGCAGGGACTCCTACACCGATGAAGAAATCGAGACGTGGAAATTCGCATCTCAGATGTACAACCCAAACTATGGCCGCAATGCACAGTGGGGAATCTGTATGGGCCTGACATTGATGCTGAGCAAGGAATATGACTATAAAACCCTGCGCGGCTCTTGCCAAAGCGATTGGATTTACTTCATCTATCCGACCGACCTGTACAATGACGAAGCGGTTCGCTGCCTCGAAACGGAGTTCTTCAACACCGGCGAGGAATGGATAGTGCATGATGAAGATACTGTGCCGGAGTGCGCCGAGGATGTGCAGGGATATAGCTTCTACGTTTATGACAATACACGCAAGGAAATAGCGGAAGCTGAGGGTGTTGACCCAGAGGACGTGGTGCTGTGGGAATACGATGGGATACGGCAGGTGCCGAAATATAAAGCGATTTAAGGAGGAAAGCGGAATGGATTTGAAACTCGTTCTTGATAAGCATGCAAAATGGTTAAGAGGCGAGGATGGCGGGGAATGTGCTAACCTGCGCGGTGCCGACCTGCGCGATGCCGACCTGCTCGGTGCTGACCTGCGCAGTGCCAACTTGCCCGATGCCGACCTGCGCGGTGCTAACCTGCGCGGTGCCGACCTGCGCGATGCCGACCTGCGCGGTGCTAACCTGTACAATGCCAACCTGCGCGGTGCCAACCTGCACGGTGCCGACCTGCGCGATGCCAGAAATGTTGACAAAGTTGCATGGGATAGGCACACAGCCTTTTATCCATTACAGTGTCCTGGGACTGGTTCGTTCATTGGATATAAAAAAGCCATAGGCAAAATCGTCATGTTGGAGATATGTGCCGATGCTAAGCGTAGCAGCGCTACTTCGCGTAAATGTCGATGCAGTAAGGCAAAGGTGCTGAGCATAACTAATCCAGATGGGTCAGAGAGCGGTTTGGCCGAGGTCGCAAGCAATTATAGCAACGAATTTATTTATCATGTTGGCGAAATCGTAGAGACCCCAGACTTTGACGAAAACCGTTGGAACGAATGTGCGGCAGGTATACATTTTTTTATCACGCGCGAAGAAGCGGTGAGATATGTGTGAGATAAGGAGGCTTAAATGATATATACAATACACCCCTACAATACGGGCAAAGGGAACACAACTAAAAGCGTAAACGATAATGTGTCAAGCATAACGTCACGGATGGTGCAGATTGCAGGGCGATTATGCGAGAACTATGCAGGAGATATCTACTATCCGTTGTCCGGATATTATTACTCCGTGTGTGGAAATTATGATTATGACAAGCTAATAGCATTTTGTGAGAGCGGAGTAATTCACTGCGAAATTGAAAATAATACCGTAGAACGTAAACCCGAAGGTATTCAGTATTGGAGACTGACGTGGAATCGTCAAAAGAGGGAGGGCGTGTTTACAAGAGTTCTCTTGAAGGAGGAACGGTAAATGATACACATGGGTTATGTGAACGCAGATTATACAATTCAGTTTTTCCATGAAATTGGTAATGGTGGGGTTGCAATAGGTGTGCGGTCTGGCATCAAAGACGATCCTGCCCCGTTTGTGGTGTGGAATTATGATTATGAGAATGGTGTCCCATCATTTTATTGGGGCGCATATTCGGATGAAAAACTACAGGCTATAACAACATTTGTAGAAAGAGCACGAGCGTTAGTGTCGAAGTTGGATTGGTTCGCATGGTGCGCATTGAGAACGCAGGAGGAATCAAAATGATAGGCTATATTAAAGACGCAATTCAAAGGGGGTTGTACCAAGACTTTTTGGGCGAGGACAGCCTGTTGGTGGATGGAATCCATGAGTATTATGGCGAACAGCTAACTTGCGAGAAATTCTATGCCTACCCAAGTAGTACGGATGATAATGTGGTGTATGTTGATATTGGAGGGGATTCAGTTCACAGATTCAAGATAACAATAGAGGAGGAAATAACAAATGATTAATAACAATGATAGGTACAATGTGATGCTGCGACACGATATAGGAAATCATGGTGTCATGATGGGGACTGATAAGAAAACGGGTGAATGTGTGACCTTTGAGTGTCATAAGGGTTATCCGACAAAGGTGTTTAAAATTCGTTGGTTTAAGAGCATTCGTGGGGCTATCGGGGATTTCACAAGCCGATGTGTAGCGCAGGCATATGTCTGGGGAGACGAATTGGTTATGGCATTCAACGAGACAGATGAGAAAGAAAAGAAGCTCTTCTATTCGGGAATTATGATAGCCGCTAAAGACACTATTCTCGATTACCAGCAGCGCGAATTTGGCGCTACGGACGAAAGCGTGTTTGAGAATTACACTTCTATTCCGTTGGCATATACAACGGGCGACAACAACGAACAGATTCAGGTTAATGTGAATCTGAAAACGATGACGTTTACGACATTGGTTGACGGCAGGGTTGTTGATGAGCACAAATGCGGAAACCTGAGAGCAATGATACAAGACCTCAGCATGATGTCTTTCGATGAGTTGACGTCTGTAGGATTTGATGCGATAGAGGAGGAAAATAACAATGACTGACACCCACGGATTTGCAATTTACTTTGAAGACCTGACGGAGAAGGCACAGCGGTCACTGCTGATACACGCCGGCATACCGGACCTTACCTATATGAACTGGGATGTGTTCCCCGTGGCAACCATCAGCCTTGACGAGGAGGACAAATGATACGCAACCACGTCACAGAAGACGGATACCACTATAAAATCAGTCTATTGGCCGATGGCAAATTTCATATCCAATGTATTGATTCATGGGCATACACCTACGGCCAGTATTACACGGACAGAGCGCAACTGTATAAGACTCTGCGCCAAGCGTTAAAAACGCTGACTACAACACGCCGCACCATAGTGATGCCGGACGGTACGGAGAGGAATAATCGGCAGGAAGCGGATGTCTTTGTACAGTGGCATCCCACGGTACGCGAGCTTTGGCCGGGCAAATATTAAATTAGAAAGGAACCGAACTATGTTTGAAAATTATCTTTGTATCAATGGTAAGAAAACGAAATTGACTGACGAGCAGATGCGGCAACTTGGCATAACGCCTGTTGAAAGTGAAATAGCAAAGATGTCCCGCATTTCTAAAGCAGGAGAAGCGGCAGATTACTATAATGTACACGACACCATTGTAGTAGATGGTATTACCTTTGAGATTGTGGGAATTGGGCATGATATAGACGCTGCGACTGGACGCCGTAACACTATTGCATTGAGGCAGGTAGACCACCTAAAAAAGAGTGCCATAAATCCCACTTCTTGCCTTAATGGATTTGCCACCTCGGACCTGGACAAATCTCTTGTAGAATCGCCTCAAAGTTGGATTCCTAAATCAGTATTGCCTTATGTGCGTACAGTGTTGAAAGAATATGTAACATATGATGGTAGTATTAAAGTTATGTATCGCAAACTATGGTTGTTTTCCGAAAGTGAAATGTTCGGTAGTGCCATTTATGCGCCTGCCGAAGACGGTAAGCGGTATATAGCATTTGCAACGAGCAATTATAGAATTACTTTTGGCGAGAAGGGCTCCGCTTGTTCGGCTTGGTTGCGTTCCGCGTATTTCGGTGACTCCCGCTTCTTTTGTGTGGTCGACACTTCTGGATTCGCGAGCTATAGCTATGTCTTGGACTCGTATGGCGTGGCGCTGGGTTTCTGTGTTTGATATCTAATCGCTAATTCCCCGCCCATAAAGGGCAAATATTAAAGCGACAGGAGGAACGGAATGTATTTAATGAGTACAGATATGCTATGCGAAGGAGAAAAAGAATGTATCGAGTAATACAAGACCTGACCCGCGATGAACTGGATGAGCTGAAACTGAGTTATCTGATGGTGTTGGAGAATGATACTGAGTACCCTGTGCTTTTGCCAGACCCAGATGACATCCCTGATGAAGCACTGTTTGAGTATTATGACGGTATGATGTTTTCGGAAGATGATTTCTTTTGTAACCTTGAGAAGAAGGAAACGGAATGACACAGTACGATACCCGCAAGGAAGCGGAAGAAGCTTGTCACGGCGATGAAACCATTGTCAGGGTTTGCGGCGGCTGGCTGGTGATGACATGGCAGGAGCTGCACATGTGGGAGCTACAGAAATAAGCAATTCTTATATAGGCTCCAAATACACGTTATGAGCAATTCTATATCTTACACAACCAATCTATCTACAAAATAATAAAAACGCCGCAGAGGGGCTATTTGGGGCTCTGGTGGCATCCGAGGAGGTATAACTATGTATTTTGAATTTTATCCCAAACGGCTGATTGCATGGATTATCGTTATCGTAATACTTACACTGTTATCGAACTGAGGAGGAAGAAAGCAATGTTTCACTTAATGGCATACAACAAAGACCAAGATAGATACGATGAGCGGGCGTCTGGCACATTTCAGACCATGAAAGCAGAGGCAATATTATGCCAAAGCTTGTTGCGTAGTGATGCTTTGAGAGATACAGATGGTGAACCGTATGATTGGTTGGAAATATGGGATGATGAGGATGATAATGGGCAAGAGGATGTGATAGTCTCGCCCTACGAACTGTTTTACAGGAGAGAGCTGTATGACGATTTTGACGAAATAACAATAGGGAGGTAACAATGTGAATAATACACAGATTAGGGTAGCGACAGGTCAGGGTACGTTGATAGCAACGCCCTGTAATGACCCGAACTATCCCGGCATCTGGTTGGAAATTGATAGGCCGGAGTTCGGCAACAGTATGGCGGTGGCAAAGCTCGAAGTGTACGAAGGCAGTGGCCGGGTGATGCTGGATGTGTACAGCGACGCTTTGCAGGATGAAGTAACAGAGCAGATACCGATTGAGAATCTCGATAGGTGGGAGGAAGGCAATGAATGAACTGTGTACGACTTATCAAGGGCATAGTTGAACGGTGCCAAAGCTATGAGTGGCCTGACTGGCGCATAACAGAGGCATTGATTGGTGTGCTGGAATTTGATCCCAAGGATATCGAAAAGGCTGGCTATGGTTATCTGATTGAAGAATACTTCGCGGAGGAGGAAGAATAATGGGTTATTACAGTGATGTGGCGCTGACGTTGCGCAAGGAGGATGCTCTGGAACTAATAAAGCAGGCAAAAGAAAGTAATGCGGTGCGGCCATTTATGTGTATAGCGCACGTTGTAGACCAAGATGAATATGTCACCTTTTATTGGGAGTGGGTTAAGTGGTACGACGATTACGAAGAGATACAGTTCATTACCGCCTTTTATCGCAATCTGGCTGAATATAGCTTCAAACGAATAGGTGAGGATACCAGTGATATTGAGGAGGAATGGGACGGGGATGATGACAACATAGCTTATAAAGCTCAGATAGCGCGGTGCTTCAGTATAGAACCGGGCAAATTGCTGAATATAGTTGAAATAGTGGAGGATAACTAATGAACATAGAGTGTAAAGGCTGGATTGAAACTGATGATGGCCAATGGATGCGTGATAACGGTAATAACGAATATGAAATGGTGCAGATGACATGGGTAGACCTTACTGAGAAGGACAGGGCGGCTGGAGAACATGAGTATGTGATATGCCATGTCTCAGCAAATATGGACGACTTGAGCGAAGAAGACATCGAGAATTGCCTTGAACCATATGGCTATATGACAGACAGTATAAGAAAGATATACGGCGATGATGCAGGACGGATAATTGCCGAATGTTATTTGGAAGACAATATGTGGAGTAGCGGGTGTTCGATAGGCGAAGCCGATTCCTACGACGAGGCGGCTAAAATCGCTGAGAAATGGATGGAGGAGCACTAAATGACCGACAACGAATACATATCCGCCTTAAAGCTGCTCATAGATTCCGCCATAAGCGTAGGCAGAGACTGGCTCTGGAATGACAGCGACATCATGGATACGCTGACGGATGAAAACGGATTCGGGCTGACATACGATGACTTTGTTATGGCAGGGTTCAAGGAGATAGCAGATGAATATTTTCATTGATACAGAGGTGATGCGGTTTGTGACCGAAAAGGAACTGCGGCAGGAGTTTGAGCAGCTCAAGCGGGAGCAGCCGGAAGAATATGCGTACACATTTGAGCAATACGTCCAGAACTGCACAAGCAAGAACGGCACATTGGAGGAGATATGAAGGAATATATATTTGAGATACACTACTGTAACTGTAGTATAAAGAAAGACAATATTGTCCGGATAGCAACACCAGATAGCGTTAGCGAAGATAAAACCGTTGAGGCATTCAGAACGGCCATGCGTAGGGTTCAGGAAGAATACGAAGCATGGATTCAAAGTGAGGATGATTCTCATGACATATATGATGTAGACACGCTTATCGATAGGTACTTAGATGAAGCTGTTCGGGAAATAGATGGTGTATGGGATGGTAGGAAGCACATTGATGGGTTTTATGCCATAGGCGATTAAGGAGGGCATATGAAACTGTACGTCAGCTCTGCCACAGGCAGCATATATGATGAAAACACCCTGCGCGAAAGCTTCTTTATGATGCGCAACGCCGCGCCAAGAGAATATGACTTCAGCTCCGAAGAGTACATCCGCAGGAGGGTGGAGGACAAGCAGGAGTTGTACGAACTAACGCCTGAGCAGATGATGAGCATAATGGTGTCGCTGTTGGCGGCAAACAAGCGAGAACAAGCAAGAGAATTAGCGGTAGCATGGAGGGCATAAATGAAATATCATATGGATACTTGTTCGCTCATAAGCGTGGCAAATTATCTTGGTTTCCTTGAAGGTACTGGCCGCATAGAGATAGATGAGGAAGACCAACTGTACGGCATAATGGAGCAAATTGACGAGGATGTCATTAAAGCATGTGAATCTACTTTGGATTCGGGATTCGACTTTTGGACTGAGGTAGACCACTCATTAAGACGGCAAGGGGTGTTAAAGAATGCCAAGTAACTTACTACAATTCAAGCCGCGAGTGGTGGAAACGCCGTACATACTCATCTGCACTAAGTGTGGAGAGGAAAACGAAGGCACGGCGAATTTCTGCTCACATTGCGGCAAAGCGTTAAGGCCGCAGTTGCGCAGCACCAAGCAACAGTACGCGCCGCTGACTAAGCACACAAAGGTTCCGCTCAAAACAATGGCCGAGATAACCGCCATGGAACACTCTTTGCAGGACACTAAGCGTAGGCGGCTCGCGTACAGAAATTTGGTTCTGTTCCGGCTTGGGTGCAACGTTGGATTGCGCGGCGGGGATTTGGTGCAGCTCAAGGCCGGGCAGTTCATTGGCAAGGACGGCAGCCCCAAGGATACGGTGTACGTCATCGAGCAGAAAACCGGCAAGGGCAGGGAGCTGAAGATAAGCGACGAGGTGGCGGCGATGGTCGCCCAGTACACGGATGATATGCATCTGGCAAGCGAGGATTTCCTGTTTAGTTCGCAGAAGGGCGGATGCCTGACCCGCAAAACGCTCAACGACGACATAATCGTTCCGGCGGCAGAACGGCTGGGGGGG